GCTAGGGCACTGTGGATGGCATGCGCGAAGGACCCGAATCTCTTCGCGCGTACCTTCCTGCCCAAGAAGCCGCACAAGGGTCAACAGGTCTGGCTCTCCTCGTCCACGCAACCCATCAACACGCTCGTCCCCGGCAACCGCTGGGGCAAGTCCACGATCATCGCGGAGAAGCACATCTGGAAGTGCATCTTCAAGCACGGGATCAAGGCCAAGACGAAGGCCGAGTGGAAGGCAGCGCAGTACGAGACGATCTCTGTCGCCATGTCGGCGGATCAGGCGGCGATTGTGTTCAAGGAGGCGAAGCAACTCCTGAAGGACTCGCCCCTCAAAGTCCTCGTCAAGTCGATGCGCTCGACGCCGTTCCCGCACATCATCTTTGCCAACGGCGCGATCTTCCACTGCCGGTCGGCCCACGATGACGGGAAGTACATCGACGGCCATGCGTATCGGTATCTGTCGATTGACGAGGCTGGCTGGATTCCCAACCTGAAGTCGCTGATGACCAACGTTATCGTCATGCGACTGGCTGGTGGCGGGGAGATCGACCTGATCGGGACGCCCAAGGGCTACAACGACCTGTACTTCTACTACGAGCGCGGGCAGCGCGGTACGCCGGGGTACTATAGCCAGCGCGGCAGCATCTACGATAACCCGTACCTCCCGCGGGAGGACATCGAGATGCGCGACCGGCTGCTCGCCTCTGCGGACCCGAAGATCAGGAAGCAGGTGCTGGAGGGCGAGTTCGTTGACTTCAGCGGCCTCGCCTTCACCCGCGACCAGCGCGACAATGCGTTTGACCCGCATCTTCCCCACTGGCAGCCCTACGAGGAGGGCCACAAGTACATCGTGGCCTTCGATCTTGGGCGCCAGACCGACTTTACCGTTGGTATCGTGCTGGATGTCACCCAACGACCATGGAAAGTCGTGAGTTACACGCGGCTGAACAAGGTGGCGTGGGAGGAAATCTACGCTACGATTGACCGGGTAACGAAGGAGTACAGGTGCAAGTTCGCGAGGATTGACGCAACTGGTCCGCAGGGCGATGTCATCGAAGAGGAGATGACGAAGCGCGGGATCAAGGTCGATCCGTTCAAGACAAGCACCCGTGCTGCGAAGTTGGACATCATCAACGGACTCCAGTCGGCCCTTGACGAGGGCAGGCAGGTGGTCGGAGAAACGGAGACGATAGATGACAACGGCGTCACTATCCGTCATCCTGTACTAGAGGACCCCGGCGAAGGGAACTGGGGCTTGCTGCGTCTTCCGTGTATATCGCAGTTGATGGACGAGATGGGCATCTACAGTCTGGATGACAAGAACATCCCGTTCACTGACTCGGTGATGGCGCTGGCGCTTGCTACAGACCTCGCTCGCGAGATGGAGGGCGTTGCTCCTCCCGTCATCGGGGGCATGTACTGGTCAGAAAAGCAGGAAGCGGCCAGCGCCCGTGCGGCGAAGGTCGAACAGGTCGAGATGTACCGGATGCCAGTTGGCGTCTCAGGTGAACTGCTCGGAGGGCGATAATGGCTGAGATGGATCGCAAGGAGGCCATCGACCTCTTTCGGACGCTGATGACCGATTGGCAGACGCGGAACGGCGAGTATGAAATCTCCCGCGACCGCTACAACGGGAAGCACTGGGATGAGGTCACGAACCCTGAGCCTGAGAACAGGTATGCGCTGACCCTGAACTACCTGAAGCCGTTCATCGACAAGAGCGTGCAGTCCCTCGTGGGGCGCATCCCTGCCGTGCAGGTGATGCCGTCGGCCACGGACGAGGTTGCCCGTCGCCATGCCGAGGCGCTGGAAGGCGTCCTGTATGGGACGTGGTACGCGAACGACATCTCGAAGGTCCTCTTCAAGACTGCGTGGGACTCGTTCGTCCTGCGGCGCGGCCTCATCTACCTGTGGTGGGACCCCAAGACGAAGATGGTCCGCTTCAAGAACTGCACGCCCGATCACTTCTACCCCGAGTATGACGGCGATGACATCTGGCGCTGCGTCTACGTCTCGCGCCGGAAGACCGAGCGGCTGAAGAAGGACTACCCCGACCTCGCGGAGGATATCGTCAGCGACTCCGAGGCTGACTTCGGTCCTACGAGCATCGACGTGTCCGCTCGGTTCGCGAGTCAGGACCAGACCACGATCATCGACATCTTCGACGTGGACGGCGGGCACACCCGTGTGATGGGCAATGCGGTTATCAATCGCGACCTGAAGTACCCGTTCAAGGCGATCCCGTTCATCGAGTTTCCCTGCTTCCCGCAGGGTGGACTGGCCGAACCGCTCAATGCTATTGACCAACTCGTGGAACTGAACCAGTACCTCGACCAGTTGGTCTCGCAGAAGGCCGACATCATTTCTCGTTACGCGAACCCGACAATCCTTGACTTCAACTCAGGGCAGTCGCCTGAGGACATCCGGCGCGCTATCGCTGCGCAGGGTGCCGTTATCCCTGTTCGCCGGGATGGCAACATCGCGCTCCTGAACTGGCAGGGCACCGCCCCGGCCATTGACGAGCAGATCACGCTGGTCCTCGACGCCATGTTCGACCTCGCTGGGAAGCCGCGGGCCTCGTTCGGCCAGACGGTGACCAACCAGAGCGGCATCGTGACCAACCTCTCGCTCAACCCGACGCTCCAGAGCAACGAGGCGCACGAGAGCATCTGGGGCGCTGCTCTCTCCAAGATGAACGAGTACATCCTTCAACTCTGGGAAGAGTTCATGAAGGGTGACCAGATCGAGTTCCGTGGGCGATACCAGACCCAGACTGGCTCCCAGAAGATTTACGATGTCTCGATCACCGGCAAGGACATTGCTGGCTGGTACAAGAACCGGATCAAGTGGCCGAGCGCCATCAGGACTGACGATCCCGTGTATGTCCAGAACCATCTCCAGCAGTTGCAGGCGCAGCCGTTCCCGGCGATCAGCCTGTACACCTATCTGGAGGAGATGGGCGTCGAGGATGTGGAGGCCGAGATCGACCGCATCGGCATCCAGTTGGAGGACCCGCGGTTCCATCCCGACCGGATGGAGGCTGCTGTTGGCGCCATGACCCAGTTGCAGGGCGCGACGATGCCGGGGAGTGGCGATCCCGCCGTTGGCGGTTTCGCTCCCCCTCCGGGTGAGGACGCGGCCATGGCTGACTCGCTAGCCGCCGCAGGGAACCCCGACCAGACGATGCTCGCCAATCAGGGCGCGTAACCGTGGCGGGCGGGCATTACGAGTACAAGAAGGTCTGGCGTTCCGACCCCCATCTGTCTGCTGGTGGTTTCTGGACGACCCAGAAGGTCTGGGTCGCTGATGTTGTCAAGCCCCAGCCGGGGAACATTCCCACCTCGCAGGAGCGCGCTCAGGCGGCGGCACTGGCTGCCGCCAAGAAGAAGGCGGCTGCGCTGGCGGCTGCGAAGCGGAAGGAACTTCTGCGCCGCCAGATGTGGGAGCGCCTGAAGAACAGGTCGAAGGACATCCGCGACAACATCGCGCCCCCGAAGAACACCCCGCAGCGACCCGGCCTCGATCCGAACGATCCCCGCTACGAGAACAAGTTGGCTGCCCAGCGCAGGGCCGAGACTTCTGCTGCCGCCGTCGCCTCCCAGAAGAAGGCTCAGGATGCGTACGCAGCGCGTTGGGAGGCGATGGGCAAGTTCTACGAGCGCAAGGCGAGAGAGGCGAGGGACGCCGCTGCTATCGAGGCCGTAAAGAAGGACCTTGGCTCGAAGCAATCCGGCAGGACGCTGGAGCGCCTGCTGAGTGAGGCTCGCGAGCGTCAGAAGGCGTCTGGCGGTCAGGACCTCGATGTCGAGCAGGTGAAGTTGCTTGCCGACCTCTACGACAAGCACGCGAAGAAGGTCTCCGAGAACTTCGGCAAGAAGGTTGACGAACTCAACAAGTTGCTCGTCAAGAAGAAGGGCAAGTACTACTACAAGGACGAGGCTGCCTCGATCAAGGCCCGCGACATCCTGCGCTCCAAGGAGTACAAGCAGGCCCTGCGCGAGTACGACCGGCTGAACGGCGATGGCGACAAGAACCCCGGCGTCTACAAGACGTATGCCGAGGGTGTGTACGGTGAGATCGCCCAACAGCAGCGGACGTACATCCGCGATGCCGCCAAGGAGGCGTTCTTCAAGGGCTACAACCAGTTGAAGAGCGGCGACAAGGACGACCGCGCCGAGGCGGCGCAGATGCTGAAGGACTGGGAGAACGGCGAGAAGTGGCTGTACGAGGCGACCATCGCTGAGATCGACCCGGCGAAGACGAGCGTGAAGCAGTGGGTCCGCTCGAAGGATGGTGGCCTCGATCCCGTCTACCGGACGGTCGAGGAGGAGTACGAGTACCGCCAGCAGCAGTACATCTCCGAGATGAAGCGCCAGTACGATGAGTACAAGCGTCAGCAGGCGCAGGAGGCCGCTCGCCAGAGGATCATGCGCAATCACCTGCGTGACGACACGGCTGGTGGCGCGCAGCGCGACAGGGACATTGCCATGCTCGCGAGGACCTCGCAGGCCCTTGGTCTTGATCCTAAGAAGGGTCCGACCACGCGCGAGGAGATGAACACGCTGGTTGACGAGGCCATGAAGCAGTGGAGCGCGGAGAACCAGAAGTGGTTCTTCAAGAAGGACCGCCCTGCCCTCTCCGTCTACGAGCAGATGGCATGGCAGGGCAAGGACCCCCGGACGTTCACTGAGCAGGCTGCCTTCCAGAAGGCGTATGAGAAGAAGCGCAGCGAACTGTATGCGATCTTCTCCAGCGAGGCCCCGAATATTCTGGAGACGGCAGTCAACCTCCCTGTGATCAAGCCCGCCCTTCAGGTCCTCGGCGGTGTCGGCTCGCTCCCGCTCGTCCTTGCTCGTCTGGAGGCTGCTGCCGGTGGCAAGTTGCTGTCCGCGCCTTTCGGTGAGAAGTTCGCGGATGTCGGGAACAACACGAGCAAGTTGGGCGGCGTCGATCCGACTATCGAGGAGGCCCCGCCGCAAATCCAGAAGTTGATGAACGAGGCTGCGGCTGCTGCCGAGTCGAAGGTGACTTCTGGCGGCGCATATGCCCAGATGGCCTACGGTCAGTCTGGCGGCAACTGGGCTGCTGCTGCCGCTCGCCGTCAGGTGTACGAGGACTGGCTGAAGACGCCCGAAGGCCAGAAGTGGTACAACGAGAAACTGACCGAGAAGAAGAAGGCGTCTTCGGCAGAGGACACAGAGTTCTACAAGGGCGTCTACGAGGCGAACGGCGACATCTGGAAGACGCTCGATGCGTTGTCCACCTACGGCGGCAACGCGACTGGTAGCCCCGCGCTGAACCTCGTTCTCTCGCTTGCCACCGACCCGACGAATGCCATCCCCCTGAAGGCCACGACGTGGCTTGCTCGCCTTGATCACGCGCTGAATGCCACGCAGAACGTGCGGGGCATGCTTGGCGTGAGGCGCGCGTCCGAGGTCGCCAAGAAGTGGCTGACGGTCAACGAGCCGACGCTCCGTGCCGAGAAGACGTTCAAGCCGTACTTCGAGGCCCTCGACAAGGGCGCTGACCCCGCGCAGGTGACTGAGCAGATTCTGGCAAAGATTGCCGGGGACATGAGCGTTGCCAAGGATGCTGCTGGTGCTAGGAAGGTCCTAGAGAAGTTCGGCATTGATCCCCGGAGCGCGAGCGGCCACCAGTTGATGTCGCTGGTCGAGGAGCGTCTGCTGGAGACGTTTGAGAAGGCGGGCGTTGACTACCGCGATATCGCGAAGCAGGCTGCGGAACTGGAGAAGGGCCGAGCCGCGAAGGAAGCCGCCGAGAAGGCAGCGAAGTCCCCGCACGCGAAGACGGCTGATGCCATCGCCGCGGAGCGCGAGAACGCTGCACGCGCTGATCACTTCAAGTCCCGTGAGGCTCTTGCCACGCAGCGCGCAGAGGAGATCGCTGCCATCGAGCGCCGCGCCCAGCGCGAGGCCAATGCGGCTCGTCCTGCCGCGGCTACGCCGCCCCCGGCTGCCGCCACGCCTGCGCCCGTCCATGCTCAGGCTCCCGCCTCGACTCCGACGCCTCGCACCCCTGCTCCGCGGAACCCGCTTCACCGTATTACCAAGGCTGGTCCTGTGTCGCAGGCTGGTCGGCGCGGTCAGCCGCTTCGCCATGCTGCGGGTGAGGGCCTGACGAACCCCAAGGAGGTCGAGGAGGCTGCGGAGCGAGTCCAGCAGATGACCGGCTCCCGCGATGTCTTCCATGGGAAGCACGGCGAGCAATGGGCAAGCAAGAAGGCGATGGATGACTACTTCGCCTCCGAGGCCGGGAAGGCTGATGCTGCGATCCTCGCCTCCCGCACTGAGGAGGTGTTCTCCGGTGCTGACGCGACCTTCGTGCCTGCGAAGATCGAGAATGTGGCTGTCAGGCCCCTGAAGGATGCGAAGGGCCGTGTTGTCGGGCAGGAGCGTGTTCGGGGCGCCCGTGGTCCGGGGAACCGCGGGACTGGCCGTCCTCGCTATTCCGATGCCCAGTATCAAGCCGCCCGCGCCCGTGTCTATGAGGCTGCGCGCCGGTCGGTTGCTGAGAAACTGTTCCGCGAGGAGTCCTTCCGCACCGCACGCGGAGACAACCTGATCGGCCTTGTTGACGGCATGATCCCGTGGGACGAGGTTGACGAGGGCGTCCCGTATCAGGTTCGGAACGGCGTCCCCTCTCGTCTTCAGTACATCCCTACCCAGAGTGACCTTGCTGCGCGGAGTGGTGCCTCTACCCCGATTGAGGAGGCGCAACTCGCCCGCCTCCGCAAGGCGTTCGAGGATGCGAAGAAGCGTCTCTTCCAGACGGTCTCTGATCTGGAGACTGGGAAGATTGATGAGGCGCAGTACAACGCCCGCATGGAGGAGATTCGGAGCCTTGGTGTTGTCCGTCGCTCCGCGAATCTGGAGAAGGACATCGCTGCTGCGAACGGCGATCTGATCCCCGGCGTGCTGGATGAAATCCTGCGCGGCGATGCTGTCAGCGACTTCATCCCTGTCGGGAACGTCCTCTACGAGGACTTCATGACGATGGGGCATCTGGCGTACTACTACGACACGTTCACGATGCTCCCCGGTCTGTCGATCAGCATGGACCGCCTCCCTCAGATCGGTCCCATGATCAACCGCGGGCTGGAGACCGGCCTCATGCGGAACATCATGAACCCCTCGTGGCGTGCTGCGCTCACGAAGGACCGCTTCGTGAAGGTCCTTTCGGCCAAGCGGTTCCAGATGCCGATTGAGGAGATCGGACCCGTGCAGTTCCGCGAGACGGGCCAGCATCTCTTCGCGCTGTTCCACATGGCGCTGATGGACCGTGATCTGGAGAAACTTCAGGAACTGTCCAGCGTGATTGACGCGCTCCTCTATCACGAGCCTGACAACATCTATGGCTGGATGTGGAAGGTGATGGAGGTTCGCGCTGGCGTCCCGTGGCTGAAGGCCGACGAGACGTTCGCTGCCGTGGAGGAGGGCTTCGTCAGCACAGCCCTTCTTGGCAAGCGGCTGCATCCCAACCTCGCTCTTGGGATGATCCCCTACGGCCCCCTCGCTCGCCATACACCGATCTCCCATGGCTACGCGGGGCACCTGCGTGGGCTTGCCACAACTGATAACGATCTGGTCAAAATCTCCCCGCCCTACTGGGTTGACGGCCAGATCACCGACGAGTTGCAGCAGATCACGGCGCGCAAGACGGCGGTTGGCAAGGAGCCGATTACGACGCGCGAGTCGGTCCAGCGCGCCACGCAGATCATTCACTACATCCAGTCCCGGTACGGCAACAGCCTGACGCGCAAGGGCTTCACGACCGTGCTGGACGACTTCGCCATTCGCTCTGCGTGGAACCGCCGCTTCGAGTTGGGCGGCTTTGACCAGATGCGCGCCGCCTACGGTGAGTGGCGCGCCACGCGCATCACCAAGAACATCCTCGACACCGACCCGGACTACTGGATTGCGGCCCCGACTGCTGACGATATTGCGGCTGCTCTCGAAGAGTTCGACATGATGTTTGGGAAGTCGCTGCCCTACGGGAAGAACCGCCACGAGTATCCGTAC